GAAGGGGACTTATCTACTATTCCTGGGGTACCTAGTGTTCCGGGTTTACCCTCAATTAGTAGCTTGACAAAAGGCCTGCAATCTGGAAAGCAAGCACTGTCATCACTAGTTTCAACTGGGCTATCACCTGCAGCGGCGGCAGCATTAACTGCAAGTATAAATTCACTAAGTACGGCAAGTCCTTTTCCTATAAAAATGCCAACAGTGGCCGAGAAAACAGTTGATAGAAGTGAAATATCTTCTCAAATTAAAAATTTATTAGGTGACAAGAAAATCCCATCCCCAAACTTTTCAGGATTATTTGCAAATATCAATATATCAAATGCTGCTTTAGCAGAGCAAGATGTAGTACTGAAGCAAATTGCTGTATTAAGAGAACAACGTTACGATTTAGATAAAGAGGTGAGAAATACTAAGTACACGTTATCAAAGGCCAGGCAAGAGTTGCCACAAGGTGATCCGCAAATTCCAATATTAGAAAATGCTGATGCAACCGCTAGACAAGCGTTAATAGATTTAGATGCAAAAATTGCTTCATTGCAGCAACAACAACGCGCCTTTGCTACATCAAGTCAACCTGCATAAATACAGTATGGTTGCATATAAGGGCTTTTCTACAATTAACGCTAATACCCCGAAGTCTACTAATCTTCAAACGGGTCCTGCTGGTGGCACCGGTTCACCTGTAACGCCCTATAATGTAGGTAATAAATTTGGATTAGTTGATGGACCATTGGTTATACAAGATTTAGTCAATGCATTAAACATTCGTCAAGGGGAAAAGGTGGGAAATCCTGGCTATGGGACCACACTCTGGAGTTTTGTATTCGAACCAAACACAGCAGATGTGCAATTTCAATTGGAAAATGAAATACGCAGAGTTGCCGGGCAAGATCCCCGTCTTATAATAAACACTGTTAGGGCATTCCCGCAAGAAAATGGCATATTGCTAGAAGTTGAAATGGCGGTATCTCCATTCAATCAAGCTAGTTTATTAAGTGTTTTCTTTAATAGTGCTACTAATATAGCAGTTTTACAGTAAATCTAAAAACCCCAGGTTATTAGGTATGATAAATACTTAAAAGAGAATAACTATGGCAACCTCATCTAGACAATCAGCATTATTTGGAGTAAATGACTGGAAGGCCATTTACCAAACCTTCAATCAAGCCGATTTTCGTAGCTTTGACTATGAAACTTTGCGTAAAAGTTTCATAGATTATCTGCGCCTGTACTATCCTGAAACATTCAATGATTACATTGAAAGTTCAGAATTTATTGCCTTACTTGATGTTATGGCGTTCATGGGACAAGGACTTGCTTTCCGCAATGACTTAAATACTCGTGAAAATTTCATTGATACTGCTGAACGCAGAGATAGTGTTATTAAGCTAGCAAACTTAGTTAGTTATACCCCTAAAAGAAATTTAGAAGCACAAGGATATTTGAAAGTAACAAGTGTTCGTACTACTCAAAATATCACAGATTTAAATGGGTTTAATCTAGGCAATGTTCCTGTATTATGGAACGATCCAGCTAACCCAAATTGGTTAGAACAATACAATACTATCATTAATGCAGCATTAATCAATACACAACGAGTTGGATTACCAGCCAATTCATCACAAATTCTTGGGATAAAAACTGACGAATACACATTACAGATTCCCGCAGGTTCAGTGCCAGTAGTACCGTTTAGTAATTTAGTTAATGGTTTAAATATGAATTTTGAATTGTGCAGTGTAAGTACCGTTGGAACAGATTATGTTTATGAAATTCCTCCTGCACCAACTAATAGATTCAATATGCTTTATCGCAATGATAAATTGGGTTACGGTAGTCCAAACACAGGGTTCTTCTTTTACTTTAAACAAGGGTCATTGACAAATTTTGACTTTACTCTACAAAATCAAATCTCAAATCAAGTAATTGACATTGGTGATATCCAAGGGGTTAATAACACTGATACTTGGTTGTATCAGGTTAGTCAAGTGAATGGGACATTTGGATTATGGAAAGACGTAGATAATATCTATGCTGATGCATACTTGCAAACTGAGAATTCTGTTAAACAAATTTATTCGGTTAATAGTAGATTTAATGACCAAGTTAGTTATATATTTGGCGACGGGGTATTCAGTCAAATACCAGTGGGTACTTTCAGAGCATATGTACGTGCGGGCAATGCATTAACTTATACTATTCAACCCACTGATATGCAAGGGTTATCAGTGTCAATTAATTATGTAAGTAGAATTGGCAGAGTTGAAACATTAACATTAGGGTTGTCATTGCAAATACCGGTGTCAAATGCACAGGTTCGTGAGTCATTGGCAAATATTAAACAACGTGCGCCAAGTCGTTACTATACACAAAATCGTATGGTTAACGGGGAAGATTATAACAATTTTCCGTATACATTATATAGTTCAATAATCAAATCAAAGGCTATCAATCGTAGTAGTGTTGGTGTAAGCAAAAATCTAGACTTGCTTGATCCATCCGGAAAGTACTCTAGCACAAACAGTTATGCAAATGATGGCGGCACTTGGTTAGACAACACCAATGGGTATGCAACACTTAACATAACTAGTACCGGTGATATTATTACGTTCTTAACTGGAACATTAGCTGCTATCTTGGCTGATAATAGATCGTCACAATACTATACTCAAAACTATACCAGATACAGCATCAATACGGCATCTGGTGATGGTACATTATATTGGAACACTAGTACAGTAGATGCCAACAGTTTATCAGGATATTTTTACAATATTACTAACGGAGCAGATACTCCCGTCCCTGTAGGAACGTATTCATCACACAATGCAAAGTATATTACTTCAGGTGCATTACTTAAATTTATAGCGCCATCGGGTTATTATTTTGATAGCAACAACCGATTGGTAAGTGGAGTAGCTGGACCGTCAAACACTACATATATTTGGATTACTGTATTAAATGTAATTGGTGACGGATTCAATAATGGCTTAGGTCAATTTGCAAATGGTTCAGGACCTATAACTTTAAATAGCTATGTTCCCAACGGTGCAATCTTAACAGTAGTTCTACCCTCATTCAGCAACGCATTGCCTAATAGTGTCATACAAGAATGTATTGTTAGACTAGATTTACAACAAAACTTTTCATTAGTATTTAATAATTCATTGACCATTAATCAAAATCGTTGGCATATTGATATTTACAATGCATCTAACTATTTTGTAAACTTTGAGAGTGTTGGCAATAATAGATACACTGTAACTTATCGTTCACTGGCATATTACTTTGGTAGTGTTGCAGATACTAGATTTATATATGATGCAGGTAAATTAGTATATGATCCGTTATCCGGAATCATACTTCAAGATTTTGTTAAAGTATTGGTTACTAATACACAACCTAATAGTAATTACGCATTGAGTACCCCTGTAACCACTAGTATTGTTGGCCAAACTGTTGAAAGTGACGGTTATATAAATGATTTTGAAGTTGAAGTTGCTAGTATTGATGTTAATAATAGAAGCATAATTCAGAATCCCGATTTCTTCAATGAAATCACCGGGTATGTTACCGGTAGCACAAACATTGGAGTATATGCATTCTTTGAAACAATACAAGATGCTATTAATTTAACTCGTCAAGATTTGATAGCTTCCTCTACCGTGGCATATCAATATTCAACCACTACTCAAATTGAAATTGTAAAATATGAATATCCAGTTGGTCAATTATTCTATGCATTTTCTGAAAATGTGTTCTATATAACTGTGCAAGATCCAATAATAACAACCCCGTATTTTGTACTAGTTGCTCAACCTCAGTATAGCATGAAGCCTGGTCGTCAAGGGTTGCAATTCCAATATCGGCATAATAGTAATAATACTACACGCATTGATCCTGCTACAACCAACATAATTGATTTGTATGTAGTTACACAGGCATACTATACTGCTTATCAAAATTGGATTCAAGATATTACAAACACCGTTCCTGTACCATTGAAACCTACTATCAATCAACTAAGCACCGAGTATAGTCAGATACAAGATTATAAAATGTTAACGGATAGTGCAATATTAAACAGTGTGGTGTTCAAGCCATTGTTTGGGCCTAAAGCAGCATCTGCATTAAGAGCAACAATAAAAGTTATTAAAAATTCTAATACCAATGCCAGTGATAGTGAAATTCGTAGTGCTGTATTAACACAAATGAATAATTATTTCAACATTAACAATTGGAACTTTGGTGACACTTTTTACTTTAGTGAATTAAGTGCTTATATCCACACTAACATAGGTGGCTTGGTGAGTTCTTGTGTATTGGTACCCAACGACCCTACACTACATTTTGGAGATTTATATGAAATTAAATGTTTACCTTACGAGATATTCGTTAACGCAGCTACATCAAACGATGTACTTGTTATAGCAGCACTAACCCCCGCCCAATTGCAGATGGCATAAGTATTGTATAGAGATTAATAAACATGGCAACAAGAATTAGGACATTAGATTTTCTTCCAGAGATATTTAAAACCACGACCAATGCACAATTTTTAGCAGCAACGCTAGATCAATTAGTTGCACAACCCAATACTAAAAAGATTCAGGGTTATATTGGTAGTAAATTTGGATATGGTATTAATGCCAAAGATCGTTATGTAATCGAACCCACTAAATCAAGAACTGATTATCAATTGGATCCGGGAATTATTTTCTTAAAAGAAAATAATTCAACTGCAAAAGATTTCATTAGCTATCCTGGCATCATAGATGCATTGACGTTAGAAGGTGGATTAACTGCCGATAATAACAGATTGTTCAACAATCAATTTTATTCATGGGATTCATTTACTAATTTAGATACAATCATTAACTTTAATCAATACTACTGGTTGCCAGAAGGCCCAGAACGGGTGATAGTAGCGTCTAATATTGTTTACAGTTCAGCAAACTTTGTTGTTCAACCCGAAGCCAACTCTTATTTAATTTCTTCAGAAACACTTGTTAATCCTAGTGCTAACCCAACATTAACTCTACTAAGAGGTGGGCAATATACTTTTACAGTAAATCAAAATACTCAGTTTTGGATTCAAGGAGAACCGGGCGTTACCGGATTAAGTCCAACTCAACGAAATGTACAAACTCGTGATGTATATGGAGTTATAAACAACGGGATAACTAATGGGGTCGT